TATCGGCGTAGCCTGAATCCCCGGTTGGAGCCGTGCTCAGCGTGTAGATCCCGATTCGGCGTCGCAGTTCACCAATTTGAGGCAGTTTCATCCGCTATCTCCACGTCCGATAAGGATCGAGAAGCCGGTCAACAAACGGGTTCTCAAGCAGGTTTTCTGCCTGTGCCGCTTCCCGGTGCTCATAGAAGTGAGAAACCTGAATCAGAATCCACTCACGAATGCCGGCCGGGACCCCGGACGGATCATCCGCATAGCCTTCGACGCCATCACGAGAGATGATTCCGTGCTGGATCTCGTGCTCAGCCATCTGAGTGCACGCGATACAAAGCGTCTCAATCAGCGAATCGTCATCCGAATAGTCCACTCGGGCATGACGCTTCGCCTCTTCCAGCGTGACACCGCTCGCCGCGGCCCTCGTATCAATTCCAGTGAACCCGGTTTCTTCCATTACGACGCCTTAGCAGTGGTTTTCCGCGTTTTAGCGGCAGTTTTGGCGGTTTCTTTCGTCTCAGTCTTCGGTTTAACAGCCGCGATTTCCGCAGCGCCCGAATTGATCAGAGACTGAGCGACAACGCCAGACACACGAAGCACCGCGCCGGTTTTCACGAATCCAACCGGTGTCAGCGCATCCTTTTTCAAAACAATCTCTTTTTCCATAGAAAAACGCCCCGGAAGTTATTAGCCCCCAGGGCGTTCGTCAGTCAGCTACAGGGATCACTCGGCCGGGACGGTCAGAGCACCGCCGCAGAGAGCGGCCGGACGCTCAATACCAAAGCCCAGACGGCGTTCGGCGCGGATAGTAATCAGGTTCTTCTGGACGTTGTCGCTATCCTGCTCGAAGAGCTCAACCGTGAGACCCTGACGCGCCCAGACGGTGCCGGCGGCCGTAAAGTCACCGACCATGAACTGGTCGACCGCGACGGCCTGAGTCGTGATGACCGGCAGACCCCAGAGTTCAGCCGGAGCCACGGTAGCCGGGTGACCAAGGTAGTAGTCGCCATTGGCGTTCTTCAGCATCTGGAGACGGGACCAGTTCAGCGGATTCAGCAGAATCGCGGACGGACGGTAGTACGCCTGCTCGATCTTGGTCTTCGCGAAGAGGATCAGATCCAGAAGCGACGCATTCTTGGTGCCGAGATCAGCGAGCGTGGCACCGTGAGCGGTGTAATTGCCGGTATTGAAGATACCGGACAGGTTCTGACCGAGGCCGTCACCCTTCGTAATCTGGTCTTCAACAGCAAGATCCACGCCGTAGACAATGCGCTGGTTGATGTACGCCTCAAGAGCCGGCGCGTCTTCCATCAGCTGCTTCGAAATACGGGCAAGGTGAGCAATCGTCTTCACCGTACCGGAAACCAGCTCAAAGCCGGTGGAGCCAAACGGCTTCTGAGTGCCTTCAGCAATGAACGCGGCACCATTCACAAAACCGTCGTCCTTTTCCTTCACGTACTCGTAAGCGTTGCTGGCAACCGGGATGGTCGGGAAAAGAGCCTCAATCGTGAACGGACGGAAGGCACCGGCCAGAACGCCAGGACGACGATAGGCGGGAACAACACCGCCGGTCGGGGTCGTAATCGGATTCCCAGCAGATTCCTTCACCTCAGCCACTTCCATACGGGCCTTGGTGGCAGAACCTTCAGCAAAAGCCTTCAGAGCGCCGGATTCAGCAACCTGAGCGCCAACAGACTTCGCTTCAGCCTTGGGAGCCATAGCCTTGACGGCATTCTGCTGCACATCCATCAGCTCACGGGCAAACTTGGTCTGCATATCGCCCAGGCGCTTCATTTCGGCCTTGTTGGACTCAGCCGTTTCGTTCATCTTGCCTTCGATACGGTCGAGGGCTTCAGAAATTTCCTTAATTTCCATTGTTTTTTCCTTAAGAATTAAAGTGACTGCTCAAGCTTTTTCAGTCGTTCAAGCAGTCTCTGAGCCGCTTTTCCCTCGGCCTCGGCGTCCCGCTGGGCGTTAAAAAGCGATTTGCACCGGGCAATAAGCCCCTGTGCGGCTGAGCGTGAAAACCGTCCTGAATCCCTCAGGAAATCCTCAAGCTCTCGAATAGTGGTAATGCCGGCAATGTCCTCTGCCCGGACTTCTGTCACTCGGGCAAAGCTGTCAGCAGGAAGAGCGACAACCGAAATCTCATAGAGACGGGAAATGTTCTTGATCGTCCGTCCGTACGCACTGTCCGCCTTCTCTTCGTAATCGTCCTTGCTCACCGAGAAGCCGATTGAAAGCCCCGAAACGCTGCCATCACGGAGCGCGGCAAGGACTTCATCAGCCTTGGTGTTCCCGCGGGTCAGCTGACCAGTCACAAGAAGACCTTTTTCGTCTTCCTGCATGCTCAGCCACTTGCCGATCGGGATGCTGGACCAGTCGTGTCCATAAAACATGACCGGCATCGTGTCCCCAGCAATCACACTCTTGTAAGCGCCTGGGAGAATCGTGTCGCCATAGCTGTCGACGTTCCCAAAGGTGGACGCGTAACCGGTAAAGACACGCGAATCGGCGTCAAGCTTCAGCTCAGCGCCGTTGATATCAAAATCCTTAAATTCCATTACGGTTTGCCCCCGTAGTTACGTCCGGAGCCTTCCCTAACTGGTCGACCGGAACATAGTTGCTCATCGTCGTAAGCATCTCGCCGCCATCCTGGGGAGGCAGATTCTCACGTTCCCGGGCTTCATTCCGGGTCATAAGACCGTTCTGAACCATGGTCTGATAGAACGCCGCTCGATCCTTCGAAGACCCTCTCAGGAAGGCGTCTGTCATGAACTCAATTTCTGTATCGCTATCAGTAACCGACACCAGGCGACGATGTAAAGCCTGTTCAAACTGCGTAAGAAGCGGATTGACCGTGAACTTATGGAACCCATCGACAATCTGCTCAATGCCTGAGCCCCATGAAGTCTGACCAGAGGTACCTACGAGGACACCCGGGACACCAAACCACCGGCAAATCTCTTCAACGCCAAAGCGCCGGGTTTCCAGAAGCTGGGCGTCTGCCGGGTTGAGAGAGAGCTGGGCGTACTTAAGGCCGCGGTCAGCGATCAGAAGACCGCCGGCGGGACTTGCAAGCTGCACCCCAAACCGCTTCCTGAGCGTTTCCATCTGCTCTTCATTCAACTTGGCGTCTGTCTGAAGGACGCCGGACGGCTTGGAACCCTTGCCAAACAGCGTGTTGCTGTTCTCCTGGGCGTGGATGTTCTCATTCAGTGACGCCCGCATGAACTCAAGCTTGGATAAACCCATGTAGCCGTTCCCGAGCCCTTTCCAGTGGATCACGTTCTCAGGAGCAAGCGCCGTAATCTGACCGTCCTGATAGTAGATATAGACCGTCCCGCCACCCACAACAGACACTTCCATCTGTTCTGCGGCAAGCGGGATCAACGCAATCGGGTCACCAGACGAATCCCGAACCACCTGCGCATAGGCATTGCCCTTCAAAAGCCGGTTGAGACACATCGAAGAGATGAACTCTGCCGGCGTCATCCATGCGTTCGGTCGGTCGTGAAGCAGAAACCAGAGAGGAGAAGACCGATTCTGCTCACGGCCGCCCCCCGGAAGCGCTTTGTACACGCAGATCGGGAGAGAGCTGATCGTGTTCGCCAAAAGCTCAATACAGGCATACACGGTCGAAATCTGAAGCGCCGCATCTGCCTCAACCGGACGCGCCTGGTCGATGACCGGAGACGTCGGAAGAGGAATCTGCTGTCCGGATGCAGTGCCAAAGGGACCGCCCCAAGCGGCAACCCAATTGATAAGGCGTTTAACAAACATAGAGGATTACCACGTCAAAAAGGTTCCTGTCACTGAGCTATCGAAATCAGAGAAATCATCCTGCTCAGCACCCGCAGCCGAAAGCGCAATGATCATGGCTACCGGGCCGTCAATCTTCTGCTCGTAGCGCTCCTTACGCGGAAAAATATTGTCCTTGGCGTCTACCTTGGCTACCACATTCCCCATCATCCAAGTTAGACAGGGGTTCCCGTCATGCTGAATGCGGCCGTCAAGCACCAGGGCTTCCAGTGTCTTCATCGGTTCGCTGATCTGCTGCACCGTCATGCGGCACTCAACCAGCGGAGCCCCAGAGTCTTCAAGTGAAGAGATCAGTTGAGTGGCTTGCCAGGGGTCATAGGCGATCGACTGAACGCTGTAGCGGGAGAGGTCCTCACGGATGTCTTCCTCCACCACGTTAAAGTCCGTCATAGCGCCCTCAGTAACGCGTATAAGCCCTTGCTCGACCCAGCCCCGGTACTGACTGTTAGGTGACGTCTCAATCGCTCTGGAGGGCAGATAGAAGTCCGCGAAGGTGACGAAATACGTTCTTCCATCCCGGTCTTCACGCGGGAACATCAGGACCTTCGCCGTCATGTCGGACTTGGAGCCAAGGTCGAGCCCGATATAACAGGGCTCACCCTCGAAGTCCTCTCGGCGGAGCTCTTCTCTGGCGCACTTATTCCATGCCGGCATATTCATCCAGCCAGACGCGGCACTGCACCACACATCGAGGTGCTTGGTCATGAAATTTCCGGCAGCCGAAGGAATCGCGATAGCTTTCTTCTGGAGACTCGTGACCACCTCAGGCATCACGCTGACGCCCCAGTTCGGGTTCGCTTTCTCAAGAGCGGCTAAGGACTTCCAGTCATCTCCTTCATCAAGCCCATAGATGATCCCGAACTGGCTTTCATCCACAACACTGCGGTTCAACACGTTTCGAACCATCGTCCGGACTTCGTAGCAAATACCTGAAGTGTCGAACCCCGCAGTCGTAATCACCCACATCAAGGAATTCACACGCTTACCGAGCGACGTTTCAACCACGTCGTACACTGCACGGGTTCTGTGAGCGTGAAGTTCGTCAACCACAGCCAAGTGCGTATTCAAGCCATCAAGAGTCGAACCATCAGCCGATTTCGCCTGGAAGGTTGAGTTCGTTTTCGGTACATAAAGAGCGTGAGAAAGCACTTCCACGCCGAAATGCGATCGGAGCGAGGCAGTCTGCTGAACCATCCGCTTGGCGTCATTGAAGACAATGCCGGCCTGATCACGGGTAGTCGCAAAGGAATAGACCTCAGCACCCGGTTCTTTATCGGCGAGCAGGCAGTAAAGCGCGACGCCCGAGCTTAAGCTGCTTTTCCCATTCCCGCGGGGCACTTCGATATACACACGCCTGAACCGCCGGCCGCCATCCGCAGTGCGACGCCATCCGAAAACCGTCGTGAGAATCCAGATCTGCCAAGGCTCGAGTCTGATTTTCTGTCCGGCAAGCTGTCCTTTGGTGTGCGGAAGGAGCTCAATAAACTTACAGACCTTCGCCGCCTCATCTGGGTCGAGGTAAAACCTCGAGCTCTTGCCGCTGAACCGCTTCTGGTCCTCAATCTGACGCTTAACAGCCTTCCTGACCCACTCACAGGCCGGAATTTCTCCTCGCTCTACTCGCTCACCGTACATGCCGGCAATAGCAACATAGTCACGAGAAGTCATCAAAATCGTTGTCCTTACTTTCCTGCTGCGGAACCGTTACGCGCGCGCGAGAAACCGGAGTGAAACCCAGCTCTTTCTCGATCGCCAGCATCTGACTCTGAATTTTCATCAGCGCTACAAACTGCGGTGACATCTTTCCCGGATCATCAGGGCTTAGAACGCCATCGTGATCGACTGTTTTCTGCAATTTGCGGTATAGTGCATATGAACGGCACCACCGCTCAAGAAGCGCGTGATCAACCGCCGTTAAATGCCCTTTTGGCGAAAACTGAACCGCCATCTCCCAAGCAGCTCGAGCATCTTTTGTGAGCCCCGGAGGTGGTGCTACTGGGAGAACTCCGTTGACCTGCATTACTGCTCGATTCGGCCGTGAATGGACGCCAGTCTTGGCTTTCACTTCGGCGGATTTTTGCGGTCTTGGCATGAGTTTTCGTTTTACTGAATGTCGGGTGTGTGTAAAAACCTTGTAGCGCGGTCTCGGGCCCCTTGGGGTTTTACTTTTAAAACCGGGGGGGTACCCCTCGAAGCCTCTTCGAAGCTAGGGTAAACCCTTACCTGTTTTTTGCCCAACAGAAACAAATTCCAGACGGCTGCCAAAACCCGACATCAC